AGACCCACGAGACCCCATGTGCCACGTGTTTTTTCATCGGTTCTTTGTAAAAATAAAAAACGTTTTGTGCTTGTAGAATAGAACAATGCTCCTGAACAAATTATATTTTCTTTCATAATTTATTATAACAATTTAATAGATTAAAATCAAGGCGTCTGTGCATCTTGGCCAGGATCGCCTTGGACAAATCCGCCGTCTAACACTATAGTCCAATTACCTTGAGTATACACGCCTTCATAACTTTTTACCCATTCTGTACCATTGAACTTGTATTGTATACCAGTGTGCGTGTTGGTAACATAGTGTTGAGTAGAGTCAGGGTTAGATGCATCAAACCTTTTTTGCCATCTTGTTTGTGGACTATTAGTAGCTACATATTCAATTATGTCTCCAACACCAGCAACTAGAGTCCCCCAGTTATCACTTGTAAAGTTAGCAGTTGAATCTCCAACATCATTGATTATCAAATATCTGTCACCATTTGCAGGCGAGCCAATATCAAATGTTGCAGGATTTATAATTTTTTTTACTGCGGTTAATGTATTAGCAGGTATTGTGTCAGTATCAATATTAAAAAGTAATATAGTATCATCCAAAGTTGTAGTTGATATTGTTCCAACAACTTGATTGCCATCTGATTGTGTTAATCTTATCTGTGATGTGCCATTAACCACTTTTCCATATTGGTCTAATAAAATTTTCCAATTTACAGGTGGGCCAAAGGTTTCAAAAGGATCAAAATTATTAGGTTCATTTGCTCCTGTTTGAAATCCATCCCCTCCGGTGCCAATTCCTGCAGGATCTGTGCTAGTCACATTCGTGCCAGTGGTACCTAATAATCGCAACTGATTACCTGTAACCAATAATCCAAAATTATTTGGCGTAATAAAGCTTTGTGATATTAGTGGGCCACTTATTAATCCTTTGTTTATACCACCATTATCGTCGTATATACTCATAATAATCTTTTGTATGACTCCTAATTTTTTAACTTTTACTGGAGGAGACAACCAAATTGGCATACTAAAAGTCATTGTTGCAACATCTATTTCAGTATCAGCTCCTACAGGAATTGATCTAGAACTAAAAGTTATACCTGTTAGTTCAACATAACTTAAACTTGTCCAGTCAATGTAGTTGTCTGATTTTTGTATTTCAAAATCTGGATTGAACAAATATAAAATTTGTTCTAAAATTTGTAATTTTTGATCTGTGTTAGAACTATAGATGTCGGCTGTAACTTCAAGTCTAAACGGTGAAGGCATCACTTTCTCAACTGTGTATCCTGCACCTAATTTATTACTATAAGTTCCGTCATCTAAAACATCTCTTTCACGTAAATGTTGTTTTTCTATGTGATAAGGATTTTGCATACGATCTCTGTCGTAGTTAAGTTCTCTAATATAGCAAGCAATTTTTGGTGCATAGTTCATAGCATTTTCACTGTTGTTTTTTATTATGTTAGCTACTTGTCTTGTAGGATCTCCGTATACCACTGGCACTGCACGTAAAGCTACAGCATTTGTTTTTTCATCCTTACCAACTTCAACACTGAAATTACTCAATATTCTAATAAATTGTGTTAAAAATTTTCTAACTTGTCCTTCGTAAAAATGTAACATTAATTGTCAGCCTTTGGTTTCAATGCATTAGTTAGTGTTTGTCGTTGTTCAACAGTGAGCCCATTGATTGTTGTAGACGCAGTGTTATTAGTAAATCCAGTTTTAAACGTAGCTCGTGTGTCGTTGTTAGTTGACGTAATACGCACACTATCTTCAATCTTCACCCATCTATTACCATCATATCTAAATAATCTATTTGGCAAGTAATCTGTTCTTAAAAAATAATCACCTTTGTCAATATTACTGCTAGGAAATGATGTGCCAAACCCAGCTGGGTGTCCATTAGGAGCAACACCATCGCCGTCAAGATAAAAGCCATAGTGTGATGAAGCAGGAGTATCAATTGTCGCATTAATAGATACATCAGAACTTACACGTTGATCAGAATTAATATTTTTAGTTCGTATATTTCCTCTTTCATCAATAGGAGCAACATAATATTGTTTGTAATTAAATCCAGATTTAGGTGCATCTTCTTCTGCCTGTGCAACAATTTGATCATTAATTGTTTTTTCTCTGTTGAAGGTAGACATGTAGCTAGCTAAAGATCCTGTAGTAGTTGCATCACCTATTATATCTCTGTATTCTTGTGAGTCTACTAGTGATTTAAGTTTGAGTCTTAATAGGTGTGGCCAGTATGTTTGTGAAAATCCTTCTGCTGCTCTGTTGACGTCTTCAACTACATAATATCTTTTAAGGGCAATTGGTATTGTTTCGTCTAAACTAAAATCATCTTTGAGATGAGGGAACTCAATTACATCTCCACTTAATGGTTTTCTGCCTAATCTCTCTACTGTATCGTTCAAATGCACTGTGCAAAATAAGGTGTCATTTTGTAAGAACATACCAAACTGTGACAAGTTGAAATCAATGTCCTGCACGTTGTATATTCCTCTAATAGTATAGACATCTGCATCATATTTTCTGTCTCTATTTTCTAAAAATAATAAATCTTGTATAGTAGTTTCATTGAGATCACTTCCTGTGACCCTAGGCTGACTTGGAGATGCTAGTCCATCCTTATTTGTGTCTCCTTGGTCGTGAGGGCCTACGTATTTGTGGAAGTGTAAATCAGTACCACCAACTTGGAACATCTCTTTAATGTTGCGATCAAAGAATTTGTAGTCAGCACCTTTTTCAGGCTTAAAAATGGACAATCTTGGCATATCACACATATTTATTGTGTAGGCAAAGGCAATAAATATCAATATGTCAGAACTACAAACAGGACAACAAGAAATATTTGATTACATTAAAAATAATCTCGGTGAGGGTATGATCGATGTGGAATTAGACCCTAAACACTATCAAACGGCCCTAACTAGAGCTATAGATAGATACAGACAACGTAGTTCAAATGCAGTAGAAGAATCATATGCATTTTTAGAATTACAAAAAAATCAAAATACATATCTATTACCAGACGAAGTAATAAATGTGAGAAGATTGCATAGACGTACAGTAGGTTCCAGGACTGAAGGTGGAGAAGGTGGTACATTATTTGAACCATTCAATTTAGCCTATACAAACACATATCTTTTGAGAGCAGGTGCAACAGGCGGATTAGCAACTTATTTTGCTTTTGCATCATATCAAGAATTAATAGGTAAATTGTTTGGTTCATTTATTCAGTTTCATTTTGACGTTGCAACAAAAAAATTAACAATTACACAAAGGCCAAGAGCAGACAACGAAACTGTGCTAATGCACACAGATAATTTTAGACCTGATATTACATTGTTCAAAGATGTGTATGCTAAACCATGGATTAGAGATTATGCTTTGGCCGTATCTAAAACAATGCTTGGTGAAGCACGTGGTAAGTTCAATACAATTGCTGGCCCGCAAGGCGGAACAACTTTGAATGGTGCAGAACTTAAACAGCAAGGTCTTGCTGACATGGAAAGACTTGATACTGAAATCGGCAATTATGCAGAAGGTGGCACTCCGCATAGTTTTGTTATTGGTTAATTAATAATCCAAACACTTTAAATAAAAACGGTATGTTAGAACAAGACCGTTATAGAACCTATGCAGATTTAACACTGGATGAATTGACACAGGTAGTTGAAGATTTAGAAAATATGAGTATTCATGCTTTGAAAGAAAATAAAAAAGAATTACGAATTATTATTTTAAAATCTGTTCAAGAAGCTAAAAAAGAGATAGAAAAACGTCTTACTTATAATTAACATACATGAAAAAATTTACATTACATAAACTTAAGACACGTGCCCCTAAAATTCCAGAATATAGTTGCCCTGTAATTGATGAAATTATTGCAGATCTTTCTACCGATCCAAACATGACCGCAAAAAAGTTTACAAATGTTAAAAGAAAATTGAACAGGCTTAGAAAACAAAATACACAATTAAGATCAAGCGGTGTATACTGGTACGAAATTGTAAAAAAAATACTTGAAAAACCAGCTAAAAAAAAGTATAATCAATAGATGCTAATAGGAATAGTAGGACTAATAGGTTCTGGTAAAGATACAGTTGCAGAAAGACTTGTACAAAAGCACGGCTACATAAAAGACAGTTTTGCCAAAAGTCTGAAAGATGCTGTAGCCGCTATGTTTAATTGGAATAGAGAAATGTTAGAAGGTGATACCATATCAAGCAGGCACTGGCGAGAACAACCTGATCAATATTGGAGTGAAAGATTAGGTAAGCCTGTGACACCAAGGTGGGTGTTACAGCATTTTGGCACAGAAGTAATGCGTGGACAAATGTACGATGGCATATGGCTTGATAGTTGTATGGGCAGATACAAAGGGCAAAATACTGTGATATCTGACACAAGATTTATCAACGAAATTAAAACAATTAAAGCACACGGTGGTATTATAATTTGTGTAGCACGTGGAGATTTGCCTTCTAAAAAAAGCATGCAAGAAAAAGGTGCACATCAGTCTGAATGGGATTGGTTAGAATATGATTATGATGTTACAATTAATAACAATGGCACTTTACAAGAACTTCACGAGAAAGTTGATGATTTAATCATCAGCAACAAGATCGCCCACACGCCATCCCAGCTTTCTCACACTGCCTAAACGTTGACAGTTTGCACACACAGTTTTCAAATTAGTGTCTTTGACATTTCGTAAATTTCCATCTACAAAAAACACATTTAATTGAATTGTGTGTTGTGCTTTAAATCCACATAATTCACAATTTTTACGTTTTTTATATCCTGAACGCTGTAAACTTGTGATGCCACCAATGCGTTTTTTTGATTTGATTCTATTACATCTATCGCACATACTACGCCAGTATATTTTACTATCTTTACGATAGGCATATGCACGCGGCCTTTCCTTACAGCTCTTACACAAAGGTCTGACTATTTTATTCATATATGCTATTTACGTTGCCTATATAGGTACCTAAGAAGTTGGGCAATTTACCATTAAAACTGCATTAATCACTAAATACAAAGGTATACGTAAATTTTTGCAAGGAGAATACGGACAATGGCATTAACATCACCAGGAGTAGAGGTAAGTGTAATAAATGAAAGTTTTTACGTACCATCGGATGCGGGTACAACACCTCTTTTTATAGTAGCATCAGGACAAGATAAAGATAACGGAGCAGGTGACGGCACAGCGGCAGGAACACAAACTGCAAATGCAAACACAGTTTACCTGATTTCATCACAAAGAGAATTAACAGAAACATTTGGAGATCCAAAATTCTACACAGACGCTTCAGGCAATTCACTAAATGGATATGAATTAAATGAGTATGGCCTACAAGCGGCTTACAGCTTCTTAGGACTTGCTAATAGAGCGTATGTTCTTAGAGCAAATGTAAACTTAACAGATTTAGTAGGAAGTGCAAATCCTCCAACAGCACGTCCAGCAGATGGCACATATTGGTTTGACCTTGCATCAAGCGTGTATGGCATATTTGAATGGTCGCAGACTGATCAAAAATTTACAGCAAAAACACCAATTTTAATTACATCTGTTACTGACCTGGTAGGGAACGCAACAACAGGTGCACCAAAAACATCAATTGGTTCACAAGGTGACTATGCTATAAACACAACACACGTAACTAACAAAATTTACTTTAAAAATGATAGTAATGAGTGGGCTAATTTAGGAACAGCGGCTTGGCATAATTCACATCCAGTTGTAACAGTGGCATCAGGCACAACAGTAACGAACGGTCACACAATGGTTATAAATGGCACAACTGTAACAACAGGTGGCACAGCCTTATCAAATGTTGCCACAGCGATTAACACTGCCAACTCTCCAGGAGTTACAGCGGCGGTTGATTCAGTTACAGGCAATTTGGAAATCTTTCACAATGGTTTAAGAACTGGAGACTCAACAGCTGGAAACAACACAATTAGATTTGATGAAGGCACAGGATTACTTGCTTCTTTAGGAATAACGTCAGGTGTCAAAAACGGTGCACAGTTTTTACAAGCTAAACATACAAATGCTCCAACTTGGAAAACAGCAGATGAAAACAGACCTACAGGCTCGGTTTGGTTTAAAACAACCTCAGCAAATTCAGGTGCAAATATAGTTGCAAAATTATACAGCACTGCAAGTGGAACTTTTTCAACAGTAGAGGCTCCATTATTTGCAACAAATCATTCAGCAATATTCAACCTTGATCCAACAAACGGTGGTACAAGTATTTCAGCTGGACAATTGTACACACAATTCAACGTAACAGAAAACAATGCTACAGTTGATGCGGCTGATACAACAGTCAACCAAGGTGACTTCCAATTGTTTAGATACGAAGGTGGTGAAACAATCATTACATCAAAAACTACACAGCCATCATTTACAGCAAATGAAACGTTTACAGTACAAGAGTCATTAAAAAATACAGAAGCATTAGATACTGCAAAAACAGTTACTTTGATATCTGGTGATGGTTCTACTTTAGGTGACGCTGAAGACTTTGTGACAGCTTTTGGAAATGCAGGATTCACAAACCTAGAAGCATCTGTTGTAACTAGTGGTGAATTTAAAGGCGCAATATCAATCAAACACAAACTAGGTGGTGAGTTTAGAATGAATGACCTAAGTGGTACTCCGTTATCTGATGCTGGCTTTAGCACTTCAACAGCACATGCATATGGTACATTTACAGCAAATTCAACAACTTTAATTGACAACTTGTACATTGTTCCTTCAGGAGATTCAGAAGATTCAACTACAGGAAATGAAATAATGGCAAGTAACTTTAAAAGATTAAGTTACACTGCATCAACTAGTGCTCCAACTCAAGAGCCTAGTGATGGCACACTTTGGTTTGATACTTCAATTGACGAAGCAGATATTATGGCGCACAACGGAACTACTTTTGTTGGCTATAAAACACTATATTCAGCTACAGATCCAAATGGTCCGCAGTTTAGTGCTACAGCGCCAACAACACAGTCTGATGGTACGCCATTAGTAAATAACGATTTATGGATTGACACAAGTGATCTTGAAAACTATCCAAAATTATACAGATATAATACTGCGGCAACTTTGAGTTCAACAAATACATCGAATCAAGTGGCAGTTACAACAACTGGCGCGGCATTTGAATTAGTTGACAAATCAGACCAAACAACAGAAGATGGTGTAGTTTTTGCAGACGCTAGATTACACACAACAGCAGAAAAATCAGCACAAGGAAACACAGGAGCAGGAACCTTTAGTACAATTAAGGATTTATTGACAGACGGTTTCTTAGATCCCGATGCCCCAGATCCAGCAAACTTCCCACAAGGTATTTTGTTATACAACACTAGACGTTCTGGATATAATGTAAAAGAATATAAGAACGATTACATTAACACTACAAAATATCCAGGTTCAGGATCAAGTGGCTTAGGAAATCCGAGAGCAAGTAATGAATCTGTTGCAGGATACTATCCAGATAGATGGGTAACAAAATCTGGTAACAACGCAGATGGTTCAGGTACATTTGGAAGAAAAGCACAAAGAAAAGTGGTTGTTCAACAATTAAAATCAGAAATAGATACAAACCAAGCAATAAGAGAAGATCAAAGAAACTATAATGTGCTTGCTACTCCAGGTTATCCAGAACTTATTCAAAACATGATTAACTTGAATACAGATAGAAATAATACATCTTTCATAATTGGAGATACACCATTTAGATTGGAAGGAACATCAACTGCGATTCAAAACTATGCAAACAATACAGCTAATTCAACAGACAATGACGAAGACGGATTAGTATCATCAAGTGAATTATTAGGAATGTTTTATCCATCTGGATTAACAACAGATAATGGCGGTAACACTATTGTTGTGCCACCAAGTCATATGATGCTTAGAACTTTTGCAAATAATGATGAATTAGCATTTCCATGGTTTGCGCCAGCTGGCACAAGACGTGGGGTAGTTGATAATGCAACCGCGGTTGGTTTTATAGAAGCTAGCACTGGTGAATTCAAAACAATATCAGTAACAGAATCAATAAGAGATACAATGCATACATCTAAGATTAATCCAATTACTTTCTTTGCAGGTGCAGGTATTGTAAACTTTGGAAATTTAACAAAAACATCAGCTACGTCTGCACTGGACAGAATAAATGTTTCTAGACTAACAGTATTCTTAAGAAGTCAATTAGATGCAATTGCTAAACCATTTATCTTTGAACCAAATGACGAACTAACACGTAACGAAATAAAAGGAGCAATTGATTCTTTCTTATTAGAACTTGTTGGACAAAGAGCTTTACATGATTTCCTAGTAGTTTGTGATGACACAAATAACACTTCTACTAGAATTTCT